GACGCATTTGGTATATTAAGTAATAGTGAGTCTAGTCCTGCATTACAAGATAGAGCAAAGCATTGGTTTGATACTGCTGATTGTTCTATGTGGTGTGATATGGCAGGAACTAATCAAGAGTATATTAAAAAACTATTTGATAACTTGCAATACAATTACAATAGTGGTAAGATAACTAAAAATCAATTAAGATTTGGTATAAGAAAACTAGAGAAAAAAATATGAACATATTTCATTTACACAAAGTACCCAAAGTATGTGCTGAATATCATTGTGACAAGCATGTAGTAAAAATGATATTAGAAACTGCACAAATGTTATCAACTGCATATCAAAAACATTGTGGCGAAGATACTAACTTATATAAACCTGCATACCCCAAACACCCTATGACAATATGGGTAGGAGAATCTGTTGAAAATTTTAACTATGCACATTTACTTGGTAAAGAATTAGGAAAACAATATACACATAGATATGGTAAAATACATAAGTCATCTAATATTATAAATGCTTTTCATAATGGTAGATTACAAAATGTAGAAGATAGATTTCCCTCACAATATTTTACACCACCACCACAATGTATGCCAGATGAATACAAGCACAAAGATTATATTACTGCATACAAACAATATTACATTGGCGAAAAGAAAAGATTTGCAAAGTATACTGGAGTTGACACACCAGATTTTATGTGTTAATGTAATACATCATGAAAAAAATAATCAGTAAAATAAATATATGGTCATTGTATTACCGAACAGAAATTATCTGGTTTAGCATTGGCTTTATCGTGGGAGCAATCATAACATGAAGATAAAAGAAATAGAAAAAAAGATAGGCACACTATCTAATCCTAGTAAGATGCCTGCATTTGGTTGGGGTATATCTGCAAAGCATTGTAAGACTGGGAGTAAGTTAGCAAAAATAAAAGGCACTATTTGCCATTCTTGCTATGCGTTAAAAGGTAGATATGTATTTAAAAATGTATTTAATGCACACGAAGTTAGAAGAAATGCAATAGAGTTAAATGAGTGGGTAGATTATATGACAGAATTGTTGACCATAAAATACAAAAACCTAGATAAATCAAAGAGATATCACAGGTGGTTTGATGCAGGTGATATACAATCTTACTCACATCTAATGAAAATATTTGAAGTGTGTGAACTAACACCACAGATAAATCATTGGTTAGCCACAAGAGAATATCAATTTATTAAAGACATCAAAGAAGAAGATGTACCAAAGAATTTATGTTTGCGTGTGTCAGCAATCAAAGTAGATAGTCCACCACCTAATTTTTGGAAGTGGACATCTGGTGTACACAAAGATAAAAAAGCAATAGGTAGAGAATGTCCTGCATACAAACAAGATGGTGAGTGTGGTAGTTGTCGTGCCTGTTGGAGTCGTTCAATCAAACAAGTAAGCTATAAGGAGCATTAGTATGAATAAAAAAGAAATAGATATAGATAATGAAATAGAAAAAAGATGGGAAGATTTTCATGAGTGGTTAGACACTTGTCCTTTTAAATGGACTGAATCTGGTCACCCAACAAGTGGAATGACATGTGTTAATTTTGAAATAGAGGAGGACTAATGAGAGAATATACATTCGTAAAAAAAGGTCCAATTAAAATAGGTGATGATACTGTCGTCACAGAAATTGAAGCAATGAGTTTAAAGAAAGCAATGAAGTCTTTTCAAGGTGGTGATGCCAAAGAAGTTGAAATAAAATGGACAAGCCGTAAAGGTAATCCAAGTAGTAAGGTAGTTAAACTACCATATAAACCTAGATCAGAAAGAAAAGGTAGACTGTGAGAATACTAATAGTATTAATATTCTTGTGCCTTACATCTTGTAAATCTACAGATTATAATCCAATAACAAGTGTGTTAAGATATACTATAACTAATAGTACAAAATAATTTTATGTGGAAACACCCAAGTTATTATGCAAAAATAAAAAAGCAAAATCGCTTGACAAATAAAGAAAAGTATGATAGGGAAATAGACAATGAAAAAATACAAAGTAAGAATAACAGGACTAGGAATAGAAGCAACAGCGATAATACCATTCGAAATAGAACCAACAATAGAACCAACAATAGAACAAGTAGAAAATAAAATTGCAGAATATTTAAATCACAATCTAATGAAGATTGATAAAGATGATTTTTATTCTGTTGATAGATACTCTATTACATACGAGGAATTACCTATTGAATTATAAACAACAATTAGCAGTTGTGCAAGGTTTGTTTGTGCCACCAGATACAAACATTAGAATGGACTGTCCATTTTGTAATAATAAAAATACACTAGCAGTAGACACTACAGAAAATAAAATAAGTTGGTATTGTTTTCATGCGTCTTGTAAAGCACGAGGAAAAAAGGAAGGAGAAAAAGATATGCGTTATGTAGAAAAAGTATTTAATGGTAATAAACAATTACATATAGAAGATTCAGACTTTCTAATACCAGATAGTTTTCAATCTATATATTCGAATGAAAAAGCAATGCGTTGGCTATCAAATAATAATTGTTGGGAGTCTTGGTCTTGGGGTAGAGCAGATTTTAAATATGATGTAAAGCAAAATAGAGTTGTGTTCTTAATAAAAAATAGAATGTCACATAAAATAGTAGGTGCAGTAGGTAGAGCATTAAGTAAAGATGACTTTCCTAAATGGTATATGTATGGTAATAAAGATGTGCCATTTAAATGTGGTGAATGTAATGATGCAGTTATTGTGGAAGATTGTCCTTCTGCTTGTGCAGTATCCAACATATTAACTGGTATAGCAATTATGGGTACTAAATTAAAAGCAGTACACAAAAATCATTTGCAACCATATAAAAATTTATATATATGTTTAGATAGAGATGCTACAACAAAAGCATATGATATGGCAAAAGATTTAAGGTCTTCTGGATTTGAAAATGTAATAGTAAAACCTCTTGAAGATGATTTAAAATACTATAACACAGAACAAGTAAGGGAAATATTTTATGATTGAAAAACAAATGATTAGGCTTATGCTTAATAAAAAATTTTATACTCAACATAAGGGTATGCTATCACCAACTGTATTTGCAGGTGACATAAGTGCTTTGTATGAAACAATACAAAAAGCACACGAAAAATATAGTGATGATATAAAAGTAGATGAGTTATATTCTTTACATACTGCTATATTTAATCCTGCATTAACTCGTGCTGCAAAAGAAAAGTTTAGTGAATTAGTAGAGGATATAAAAGAAGTACAAGAGCCAAGTAAAGAGATAGCAAAAGATATTATGCGTATCTTATCTGATAGAGATTTAGCACAAAGAATAGCAGTAGAAGCTACAGAAATATTTAATGGTAAGGAAGCAAACTTTACTGACATAACTGGTATGATAGAAAAACATAAACAAAATATCAGCGAAGAAAAAACTCCTGCAGTTACAAGTAATGTAGAACAAGTATTAGATTTATTAGATGTAACTACAAAATGGAAATTTAATATACCTGTTTTAAAAGAAAATGTAGGTGGTATTGGTGGTGGTAATCTTATGATAGCATTTGCTAGACCAGAGACAGGTAAGACTGCATTCTGGGTTAGCCTATGTGCAGGACCAAATGGTTTTGCAGAACAGGGTGCAAAGATACATGCATTTATAAATGAAGAACCTGCAATAAGAACACAGATGAGAGCAATATCCTGCTATACTGGTATGACAAGAGAAGAAATAATACAAGAAAAAAATATAGCACAAAACTCTTGGGCTGAAATAAAAAATAATGTATCTATGTTTGATACAGTTGATTGGTCAATGGAAGATGTAGATGCACATTGCGAAAAACATAAACCAGATATAATAGTAATAGATCAGTTAGATAAAATAAATGTAACTGGTACATATGCAAGGACAGATGAGAAGTTAAGGCAGATCTACACAAGTGTAAGAGAGATAGCAAAGAGAAGAGATTGTGCAGTCATTGCAATATCTCAAGCATCTGCTGATGCACACAATAGAAATAGTATTTCGTTTGACCAAATGGAAAATTCTAAAACTGGTAAAGCTGCTGAAGCTGATTTGATTATTGGTATAGGTAGAAACTCTAATAGTGATTTAGAAAATAAAATAAGAACATTATGTATAAGTAAAAATAAAATAAATGGTTATCATGGTGAACCTGTGTGTACCATTAGAAGAAGTATAAGTAGGTATGAAGTATGATAACAACAGTTGATGTAGAAACATCTTGGCAAGTAACAAGTACAGGTGGATATGATCCATCACCATTTCATCCTGATAATATATTAGTTAGTGTTGGGCTAGACTCTGACTATGGTGATGAGTATTATTTTACAGGACATTCTGAAAGGATTAGTAAGGGGGGTAAAGCTAGAATACAAGAGGTACTAGATGAAACAACTTTGCTAGTAGGTCATAATATAAAATTTGATTTGATGTGGTTATTAGAATCAGGATTTAAATATAATGGTAGAGTTTATGATACAATGCTAGGAGAGTATATACTTAATAGAGGTATAAGGAAAAGTTTAACATTAGAAATGTCTTGCCGTAGAAGAAGAATTGGATCAAAAGATAATCGTATAAAGGAATATACAGATAGAGGTATACCCTTTCAAAATATACCTGCAGATGTAGTTGAAGAGTATGGTAGAATGGATGTAGAGATAACTAGAAGATTATTTGATTCACAAATGAGTGACCTAAAAATGGCTAAAAATAAGGGTTTATTGATGACT